TTTTTTCCAATGATCTCCAAAGCTGAATCCATTAACTGTTTCATCATCAGGCTTTTGACCAATAATTAATATGTGATCGTCTTTTACATCTTCAGCATCTGGCCATTTCAGCATAATAGAATCATCCCATTTATTTGCTCTTCTTTCTATCATCGATTGAACTTCATCCCATTCTTCATTCGCGATTTTTTTCCAATCATACATTGGTTCATAAAATGTTATTTCAGAACTATTTGCATATCCTCTTCGACAAATTTGAAAATGCTTACTGGTTGGTGCTGTTGGTTTAAAGATAATAGCATTCTCTTCCATATCAGGTTCTAAGTCTCTGCATGTGTGATTGTAGATGTGTAAGTCTGCATTCTTTGATTGCTCTTCATGACCCATCATTTCTAAAGCATGCTTAATACAATCTGCTGCATAAGAGAAGTTACCCCTATCAAATGTATATCTTGTTTCGTGGAATTTAAACTTCACCTTGATACCCCTTCCACCAACTAGGTGCTGGTCTTCCCCATTCCCATTTTGCAAATGGTTTTGCTGCATGATAATAATTTCTGTAAGCTTGAACAGCATCACCTTCTACTTTACAATCTGGATAGTGGTTCATAGCTTGTGCAAATTCTGTAAGACCAATGTCTGGAATATTCTCTGGAGATTCTTTGAGTAATGTACCTAGTTTTTCAAAGGTTGCATGTACTCTTTTTCTCCTATGATGATATTCTTGAGCCATTGCTACAAAGTGTTTGTAATGCCATTCATAGTTAGACTTAGATTCCATAGTCCAAACTGTACATGGATGATATTTGTGTACTGCTAAGTAATATAAGTTGTCTCTTTGATCACCGAAAGCATAATATTGCTGAATAGTTTTACCAGATTTAGATGGTCTCTTTTCTGGTGTTCCATCTAGCATTCTATGTGCTGTGGATAGCATTTGTGCTGATTCTACAATCATTTTAGGAACATGCTTATCACACAGCATTTGTGCTGCCTTTACAGGATCATTATCTAATATAAAAATATTCATAATATAGTTTCAATTCCTGTTCTTATTAATAATATTAAACCGACACCATTTAGTATAATGAGTGCTCGGTCTTTCCATAAAAGTCCTACCCATAACCACCCAGTGATTCCAACGATAGAACATATCCAATCAAATGTTTGTAACCCGTCAACGCCTCTAACTGATATTCCCATTAGTAGTACAATGGAAGCTGCCCATTTTACATACCAAGACAAATCCATTTTTGGCGTTGCGGATTTGTATATTCTTTTAGAGTTTTTTAACTCTTTAGGATCAAATTTTGTCATAATATAATATTAACCTATTTTCCTTGTTTTTTCCTCCGACGTAATTTAGCATATAATTTATGTTGTCTTAACTCTCGGATATCTTTCACTTCTCTTCTTTTCTTTCTTGCTCTAGAAGATTTAATCATTCTGTCTGCGTGTTTTGATATTTCCATATTTTCTCCTAAGTATATAGTTAATCATAATAAACAGATCTTTCGATAGGCTTCCTCCTATTTTGCAATTAATGTTGGCCATATATCACTAACTAATTTTTTAGTGATACCCCTAAGCTTTAGTTTTTTGTCTTTGACTAAAACTAAAAGTTCAGCTTCCTCTGCATTGAGAGATTCAAGTAATTGTATAAAAAGACTTTCTCTTCTAACGGATGTTAGCTGATTGGCGACTGGACCTTTAAAAAATTTACTGAATTGTTTAAATTCTCTGTGTAAAGTTTTATATTCATATCCTATTGGTGCATCATCTTTTTTATAAGGTGGTTCACCTTCTGGTAATAAGGATACTATATCTAAGTCAAAGTTAATTCTTAAAACATCTCTTAAAGCTGGTCCATCATGCTTTTTGAGAAAATCAACTCTTTCCTGTTTTGCTTCTATTTTAGAAGCTTCATTAAGTATTTCTGATACTAATTTTTTAGCCATTGTAAAATTCCTCCACGACTTCAATCAAGTTTGTGCATCTTTTCTTTATTAAATAGTTTAACACCTTCATTTTTAGTGCAGGTGTTTGTTTATCAAAAGTATTTATAATAGTATTTTGGAGATGTTCTGGTATCTCTTCTAAGTCAATAAGTGTTTTATTTCTTTGATAATTTCTATAAGTTGTTTCGTCCATAACTTCTCTTAGATTATCTGAATTCTCTAACCATTCATCTATCTTTTTTTGCCATAATGGTGTTTGAGAGTTTTCACTAACAAATGTATCATCAGGGGATAAAACATTTGGTACACCATCTCCGGTATCTCCTCTCATGATATGGTTAAACAAATAAGTTCTTGGATTTTTATCTGTTACAAATTTCTTTTGCATCGGACTAAATTGTTTTACATTTGGATATTTTTGTAATTGTATAAAGTCTTTGTCTGATGATATAATCATTACTGGTTCATTCATACCAAACTCTTGTGTACGCATGGCAAGTGTACCAATAATATCATCTGCTTCTAGTCCTTCTTCATGTATAACTTTATATGGTAAATGCTCTTTAATTTCATCTCGAACTAAATGTAAAACCCTAAATATTTCTACCCAATCAAAGTCTGAATTATCTCTGTTTTTTCTACGACTTGCTTTGTATTCCGGAAAATATTCCTTTCTCCAAGTATTGAATCCATCACAACATATTACCATTTGTCCATACTCATCTCTATACTTTTTATTATACATTCTGATAGAGTTAAGTATCATGTGTCTTATTAAGCTTTCTTCTGCTAATCTTTGCATAAAGATATTAGATAAAGCTATCTGGTTATAATCAATTAGAATCATCGTCGTCTCCGTCTAAATCAAATTCAGGTTCAAAGAAGATATCCATTTCCTCTTCTAGGTTTTCTCTTGCTTCTTCGTTTTTCTTTATAGTTAATTTAGTTTGTAGATATGATCTATCTAATTCTTTTGTTAGGACATGAGGTATTCCCAATCTTCTATTTAACATTGCATTAATTAGATTTACGATTGCAAACATATCTCTTGATTCTTGTTGGGTTTCATCTCTAAAATTCATAGACATGAATTGCTGAAGATCAGATGCTTGACCTGTAACGATGAATTCTTCTAATACATCCATAAGGAATTGTGCTGTTTGTACACATTCATTAGAAGCTTCTTCAACTGTATCTCTTGACTCTTGATATGCGTCTTCTATTATTTTTGCCTTTTCTTTTTGTTTTCTTTCCTCAGGCGTAGGAAACTTTAGTATTTTTGCCATAATAATGTATTATTATACCACAAAATTATCTTTTTGTAAACCCCTTTTTTACACTATTTGCACCGATCCTGCAATTAATGATTCCATTATAATAATCGTCTGTAAGTAAGACTTCTCTATCAAATTGTTCTTTTGTTTCCATATAAGCACATTCACCTTTGGTTTTACAAAGATGTAGTATTTCTCTATAAAACATATCTTTACCCTGTTTGTTTACATCTTCTACTAAATGCTTATTTGAACCCCAGTAATCTTTCCAGTCTGATTCAACCTTTAATCTTTTACGTCTTTTACGAGTCTTAGTTATGGGTAATGTTTTTGCTTTCCAAAAGAATTTTTTACCAACATATTTTTTATTTGTTGCTCTATTTGTTATACAATACACAAATCCGTAAATATCATCTGGCGTAAAATCTTTAGGTGGTTCGTAAGGACGACCTTCATACATCCAAGGACTATTCATTATCATAGTAATTAAAATCTAATTCATCTTTATCTTCATCTGTCGGTTCACCGCAATGAGGACAAAAATTAATCTTAACATCTCTCTCGTCAGGTTTAATTACTATGCGATTATAGCAATGTTCACATTCTAAAATCATTTACCATCCGCCCAAGCTTTTAGTTCTGTATAACCACCAATACTATTTCCATCAATTGTAACTTGAGGGAATGTTCTTGCGCCTGGGAATTTCTCAAATAGTTCTTCTCTTGTAAAATCTCTATCTAATTTTTTGTATTCATATTTGTGTTCAGTCTCTTGTATGAATTGTTGTGCAAGTTTGACTGCCATATCACAATATGGGCAATTGTCTTTTCCATATATTTCTATAATCATTCCATTGTCTCCTCTATAAATTTACTTATAGTATCTATTTGATCGTCAGATAGCATACCAGCTTGAGCCCACATAGTTGAACTCATTGATCCCACGTTTTCACGATTCTTGTATTGATATAGTCGTTGACTAATATAGTCCGCCGACTGACCAGATAATTTGGGAAATATCCCCATACCTTGTCCATCTTGCCCATGACATGCGGCACAACCGGACCAAAGTCCTTTAATGGAACTGAATGGATCTGTTTCAGCTGCAGCTTTTTTTCTTCTTTCAATCTCAGCAGGCGTGCCATTAATTTTAACATATTCTTCATAACATTCTCCTGTACATGCCTGAACTCTAGATGTACCTGTGTATTCTAGGTCAGGATAAATTTTAAATCCAAAAAACATTCCTATTGCGAGTGTGCATAATAATGCCTGTCCTAATTCTCTCATACTATATATCTCTCCCTGTCTTTTTTTGCTGTATAAATTGTTCCAGTCTTACGACCATAATAAGGTTCTTTTTCTATTCCCTTAGTTCCACCATCATTTGTTAATATATTCTGAAGCATAAAGAATATTGCCATAATTGCTGGTATCACTATTGCTATTAATATTACTCCGTCCATAATCCAATCCCCCAAAAACACAATAACATAAATCCAAACATACAAACTTGCACTACTGACATAATAGCAACTTGTTTCATTGGATGAACTTCTACAATCCTTTCCACCCAAGCTTCACTGGGTGAGAGATTAGCTATCTGTAATAATTTTTCCTCTTTCACTATAAACTTAAACCCTTTAATGTTGAATCATCAACGTCTTGTTTTACTCCACCAACAACATAACTACTTATCTCTGTTTCTTGTGGAGCAACCTGTACATTTCCGCCTGATATCCATTTCTCTGTCCATGGTAGTGGATTCATCTGAGGAACTGTATACGGGCAAGGTAAACCAATAGCTCTCATTCTCTTACATCCAATCCATTCTATATATTGTTTCAATATTGTTTCATTTAATCCAATCATTGAACCATTTGCAAATAGATATTCTGCCCACTGTTTTTCCTGTTCAATTACTTTTGTATATAATTTAACTGCATCCTCTTCCATCTCTTTAGATATTTTTACAAAGTCAGGATCTTCCTTTAATAAATTTTTAATCATTACTGTTGTACCAGCCAAATGTGTGTTTTCATCACGGGCAATAAATTTAATTATTTTAGCATTGCCTTCCATTTTCTTAAGTTCGGCAAATGCCCAACTGCAGGCAAAGGAAACATAAAAGCGTATTCCTTCTAGAGCATTTGCCGAA